TTGAAAACGCAGGAAGTGGATATGCAAACGGATTAAGTCAAGAAGTTGACATAATCGGAGACGGTGAAGGTGCGAAAGCAAGAGTTGATGTTGTAAATGGTTCTATTACAGATGTAAACGTGAGTGCTGGTGGAAAAGGATATAGTTATGGTATTGTTGATTTAGGAACTTTAAGTAGTGGTGTTAGTACATCAACTGGTCGTGCAAAACTTGTACCAATAATTCCACCTGGTTTAGGTCATGGTCATAATGTTTATACTGAATTAGGAACTGATAGAGTAATTGTTTATGCAAGATTTGATGATTCGACAAAAGACTTTCCAGTTGATACAAAATTTGCTCAAGTTGGAGTTGTCAAAAATCCTACCAAAGTTGGAACTGCAGTAACGTACACAGATAATACATACTCATCACTTCAAGCAGTCAAGTTTGACAGTGTAAATGGTGTTCCACAAGTTGGTGAAGAAGTTAAACAAGTTCTTACTATATCTCCAAATACAGGAAAAGTTGCAACAGGATATGTGGCATCATATGATTCAGAGACTAAAGTATTAAAATATTTTAGGGATCGTTCATTGAATTTTAACAGAACGACATTTGATCACACTGATTATGCTGGTATTTCAACTGCTGGAAGAATATATGAATTTGAATCAGCTATTGGAGCAAATAACCTTGAAGGTAAGTCATCCAGTTTTTCTGGGGCAATATCTCGTACCTTTTCTGGCATTACCACTAACCCCTCTGGTAATAAATTAATTAACTTGGGAGTTAACTTTATAACAGGACTATCTAATTCTGAGATAAATAAAGGGTCAGGAGAAATAGTTTACTTGGATAACAGACCTTTGATTGTTAGAAACTCTCGTCAAAAGGAAGACATTAAAATCATACTCGAATTCTAAAAATGCCACAAAAGACCAATTTAAATATATCACCATATTATGATGATTATAATAAGGATGATAATTTTTACAAAATATTATTCAAACCTGGATATCCTGTTCAGGCAAGAGAATTAACTGGTTTACAGTCTCTCTTACAAAATCAGGTCGAATCTTTTGGTAAACATATATTTAAAGAAGGTTCAATGGTCATACCTGGCAACATTGAACTTGATAATTCATATTTCGCTGCAAAAGTAAATGATTCACATCTTGGCATTGATGTCTCAATTTACTTAAATGAAATAATAGCATCAAATGGTGGTAGAGGTATAAGAGTAAGGGGTCAATCTTCAGGCACAGTTGCAGTTATAAAAAATTTCATATTACCTCCAGCAGAGGGTGTTGAAAATATTACTATTTTTGTTAAATATCAACAATCAGGTACAGACGGAGAAAGTTCAGCATTTCCAGATGGTGAGATATTAGTTCTTGAGGAACCTTTAACATATGGAAATACTACATTAACTATTGGTGAAACTGTATTAACACTTGTTTCTGAGGATGCAACAGCGACAGGAACTGCTTTTGGTGTAAATGCTGGAATTTATTTTTTACGTGGAAGTTTTGTTGATGTTCCAGCATCACTTATTATATTAGAACCATATTCCATAACACCATCTTATAGAGTTGGTTTTGATGTTTCTGAAGAGATAATAAACTCAAATGATGATCCTTCATTATATGATAATGCAAAAGGATTTACTAACTTTGCTGCACCAGGTGCTGATAGATTTAAAATATCTGTTAAATTAGCTAAAAAAGCATTAGATGACTACGAAGATACAAACTTTGTAGAGTTAATGAGAACGGATCAAGGTGAGGTAAAGAAATTACAAGATACTTCAACATATAGTGAACTTAAAAAATATTTTGCTAAGAGAACTTATGATGAATCAGGTGACTACTCTGTTGAACCATTTCGTGTTGATATTCAAGAATCTCTTAACAATGAGATAGGAAATGATGGTTTATTTACAGAAAACAGATTAACTGATGAAGGAAATGTACCAAGTGATGATATATTCTGCGTAAAACTATCACCTGGTCGTGCATATGTTAAAGGATTTGATATTGATTTACCAGGCACAACCGTGCTTGATGTTGATAAACCAAGAGATACTGAAACAGTAAATCTTGCATCTATTCCATTTGAGATGGGAAGTTTGATTCGTATTAATAATGTTCAGGGAACACCTTTTATAAACATTGGTGGTGGAACTTCAAATATAATTAGATTAAGCAAATCACGTAAAATAAGTGGTAGTAACAGTCCAGCTATCAATGAAGAAATTGTTAGTAATCGAATAGGTGAAGCAAGAGTATATTCATTTAGCGTAACCGATGCATCATACAGTGATTCAAATACTCAATTTGATTTGTATTTGTATGATATTCAAACATTTACAATTCTAAAATGTAATGCATTTACTAATTCAAATGTTGTAAAAGGTTCAAGAGTTAGAGGTAGGGCAAGTGGTGCTATAGGATATGCTGCTATGGATGCTGGTTCAACTGGTGTAAATGAAATAGCGGTGTCAGAGACAACAGGCACATTTATAAAAGGAGAGCAATTAGTTATAAATGAAAGATCAGTGGTAGCAGATGTTTCAATTAAAGATATTGTTGCATACACAGTTGATGATATAAAATCAGTTTTTCAAGATTCAGATGGATTGAACGCTGAACTGCTATCTAATTTTAGTGCAGATACAGTTTTATATGAAAAAACAATATCAGGATTTTCATTAACTGACCAATTAAACATAACAGGTAATACTGCAACTGTAAATAATCGTAATTTTGCTGCAAAGGTTGGTATTCATACAGATGCGATAATTGCATATCAAAGAGGTGATTTTGAAGATATAGTTTATAATAAAATCACCAATATTTCAACTGATGGTAAAACACTTACTTTAGGAGCTGTTGGTGTTCATACAGGAGTTAATAGAGGTGAAGTTCTTTCTTCAGGTATATCTACATCATCTCCATTTAGACTTGTAACACCTATCGTTCAAAATCTTGACGGTTCTGGAATATTTGCAACATTACCAAAGCAAAATATTTCAAACGTAAATCTTGCAGACTCAAATTTAATCATAAACAAACAAATTAAAGGTGGTCCAGCAAATATAAGTAACAATACCATTCAATTTGCTTCATCAGTAGGATTGACAACTTCAGCTGGTATTACAAGTGTATTTTTTGAACCATTTGATGCAGAGAGATATTCAATTCATTATTCAGATGGATCAACAGAACCATTAACAGATGATCAAGTAGAGATAACAAATAATGGAAATTTAATTACTTTCAGTGGTTTAAAAGAAACAAGTGGAAGTGCTGTTGTAAATGTAACTCTTAAAAAACTTGGTCTTACAAGTAAGACAAAAGATTATATAAGAAGTCAAAAAGTTGAAGTTACTAGAACAGTTGGAGTTTCTACGTTATCAAGTTTGTTAGAACCAAGTGCAGCATATGGATTAAGGGTAGAAGACGTTGAAATATCATTAAATGTTCCTGATGTCGTAGAAGTAGTAGCAGTTCTTGAATCAAAAGACACTAATACTCCTGTATTAGATAAATTAAAATTTGTTGCTGGATTAGATTTAAATACAAACGCAATAGTTGGTGAACTAATTGTTGGAAAAGATAGTAGAGCAATAGGTCAACTAGTAGATCGTAATGCAAATGATGTAACATTTGTTTATCTTAATGATAGTAAATTCCAAATAGGCGAGGTTGTTAATTTTAAAGAGTCTGCAATCGAAACAGTCATACAAGGTGTAGAAGTTGGTAACTACATTGATAGAACTGACAACTATAATTTAGATAAAGGACATAAAGAACAATATTGTGATTATTCAGCAATATTGAGAAATCAAGGTTCAGCAGTGCCTTCAAAAAGATTATTAATTATATTTGATCAATATCAAGTTGCAAGTGGAAATGTTGGCGATATATTTACAGTCAACTCATATGGACAAGAGAGATATTCCACTGATATACCAATAATTGGAGAAGTAGCAGGTTCAGATATTCTTGACTTTAGACCTAGAGTTAGTAAATTTGTTCCAGACGGAACAGGTAAATCACCATTTGCTTTTTGTAGTCGTACCTTTGAATCAAATACACCTTTTGTTATCGCACCAAATGAGAGTTCTTTAGTTGGATTTAGTTATTATCTTGGTAGAATTGATAAGTTGGTTATTGATAAAGACGAAACAGTAACAGTGATACAAGGTGTATCAGCAGAGAGTCCTGTGCCTCCATCAAGTAATACAAGTGCGATGGAGATAGCAACAATCATATTACCACCATATTTGTATAATCCTAAAAAAGAACCTGAGATAAGAATGCGTGATAATCGCAGGTTTACCATGCGTGATATTGCAAATCTTGAAAAGAGAATTGAAAATCTAGAACAAATTACATCATTAAGTGCACTTGAATTAGATACAAACTCTTTTCAGGTTAAAGATAAAGATGGTTTGAATAGATTTAAGAGTGGTTTTGTTGTAAATGATTTCAAAAATAGAGATTTTATTGATTTCACACCTGATAGTGGTTCAAGATGCGATATTAACACTACAGAAAAAGAATTAATAAGTGCAATTGATTTCTGGTCAATGAATCCTGAATTAGCTTTAGATCCAGCTATCAATGTTGAAACTGCAGATTTAAGTTCTAATTTAAGATTACTAGATCCTAATTGCAAGAAAACTGGAGACTTTATCACATTAGATTATGAGGAAGTCGATTGGATTGAAAATCCACAAGCAACTGGTGTTGAAAATGTAAACCCATTTAATGTAGTTGCATTTGCTGGTACAATTAGATTAAATCCTCCATCTGATAATTGGACAAGAACAGTTTATATTAATAACGTTAGGACTGAATCAACAGGTGCAAGATGGGTAGAACAATCTAATATAGTTTCAAATACTGCAGTTAGAGGTAGATCACATACCCATACTCGTTTGGAAAATAGATTAGTTAGAAGAGGAAGGAGAGGTTGGGGTATTGGTATTTTTAGAAGGAGAGGACATTTCCACGGACCAATATTTCACCAAGTCAGAGTTACAGAGACAAGAACAAGAGTTACAAGAAGGATTGAAAGAAGTTTTACTAATACATTAGTCGGACCTTCAGAAGAGAGAGATTATGTAGAAAGCACAAAAATAACTGGAAGAGCTGTTGACCAATTTATGAGGTCTAGAAATGTTTATTTCCAAGCAAGTGGATTAAAACCATTTACAAGACATTATCATTTCTTAGATAGTGGTGTACCTGATATTGTTCCAAAACTAGTTGAGATTGAAATGTCATCTGGTACTTTTGCTATATTAGAGGATGTTAAAGTTGAATTGAATGGAACTCAAATTGCTTTAATTAGATCTCAAGAACCAAATCACAAAATTGGTGATGAGTCAAGACCTGAGTTCCAAGCAGGATTAGGATCACCTTCTGCTAACGTTGAAAAATATACAGTTGATCCTTATGATCGTGCAAGACCAGCACCATCAGCAACTTATTCTGCTACATCAAGATTATTCAACGTTGATGTAACTGGATTAGCAAACTTAGAAAAATATTCTGGATATATTGTAAGAGGTGCAAAATTAACTGGTCAAACAAGTGGTGCTGTTGCGACAGTAACAAGTGTTAATCTAAACTCTGATAACTGGGGTGATCTTATTGGAGCATTCTTCTTTAGAAATGCTAATGTAACACCAAAACCACCAAATTTATTTACAGTTGGTACAAAAACATTTAGAGTTACATCAAACGCTGATGGAACTCTCCCAATACCTGGTAGTGCAGCATTATCAAGTAGTGCTTCAGGAACTTATCTAGGAACTGGTACAGTATTAACACAACAAAATAATGTTGTTCAAGTTAGAAATCCACCCCGTCCTCCACAAAGAGAAAATGAGATTGAAGTTAGAACTGCTGATGAAGTACAAAGAAGTGAGCAAATTGTAAGAACCTTTGGAAGAAGAAGACGTAGAAATTGGAGAAGAAGAAGGAGAAGAGGAAGGAGAGACCCTCTAGCACAATCATTCACGGTGGATGGATCAGGAGCATTCCTAACATCATTTGATGTTTACTTTGCTCAGAAAGATGAAACTGCTAAATTAACAGT